AATATATTGCAGCTCCTCCCCGTGCATGGTAGGGGAAGAAAGCCACACTTTTTTTTGGAACTTTTTAAAATTCAAGAATTTTTCCTCCAAATTCACTTAAGCCTTGCATACAATCTATTGCTACAGGCAATTTCGGTTCTGCTTTCTGTAAATCGGCTGTTGCTCTGTCTTTCGGTTTTTGCACCGCTATTCCACACCATGCCAATATCGTTTAAAGCTTTTATTTGCTCCGGGGTGATTTTAACCCTGGACTTTAGCCCGTTATACGCCCGGCGGTATTCGCTTAGCCACGACCCCAGCCCGTAGCCGTCCCGGCACTTGTAGCTTTGCCGCACCTCTAAATTTCCGCGTTCGGCAAAATAGGCCTTGGCGTAACGGTAACCCCGCTGCCAGCGGTTTTCCGGCGCCCATTCAAACTCAATGGCGTTTAGTTGCTTAATTTGTTTTGGGGTTAGTTCCCCAAGTTTATATTTCCGCCTTTGCACGGTGATCCACGCACTTAAAACATGCCCCGAACTGCCAATATAATCGGCCGGAACACGGTAATGCCCGTTCGTCTTAAAAAAGTCGGCTGCGTCGCGGTACAAAGTCTCCCAGTTTTGTTCGGTTTTGGAGCCGCATTGCTCCAAAGGCAGCCGCTGTAAAAGCTTAGCCTGCTCGGCAGTCAGCCGCCCGGCCTGCAGCTGCTTTTTTTGCACCGCGAGCCACTTACCCAACCAAACGCCGTTTATAACCGCCTTTTGCGAAATGCAAACCGTGCCGTTTTTTTGGTAATAATCTTGCAGCAGCCGGTAATTTTGCAGCCATTTTGATTGCCGGCTCCAGGTTATTCCGATTTTTTCAAGCCGCTCTTTTCTTTCGGGCTTTAAGGTGCCGGAGTAATAATATTTTTTTTGGTTTTGCACCCATTGGCCCAGGGTAAAGCCGGTTAGCGTTCGGTAGCCGGACGGAACAGCTAAATTGCCATTTTGTTGGTAGTAAAGCGTCGCCTCGTTAAACGCTTCCTGCCATTTGCGGTCGGCATTGGTATCCCAGTTCATGCCAATGGCGTTCAGGCGCTCAATTTGCTTTACGGTTGGCGGCGTACCCTTTTGGGTAGCCCCGCTGTTTAAACTGCGTAACCGGCTGATCCATGCTCCAAGGCGAACCCCGGAGGGAGAAATGTAATTTGACGGAACCAGCAAATTGCCGTGCTCCCGGTAATACCGCACTGCCTGCGCATAATTGTTTTCCCAATATAAATCAAGCACGGACCATACCATGCCAATAGATTCCAGCTGTTCTTTTCGTTGCGGCGTTAAATACTTGGGGTGCGCTCCGCAGCTTTCCCACGCTCTAAGGCTTGCCAGCCACGCCCCCAGCCGAAGCCCGTTTTCGGTAGTGTAGCGGCCGGGCACATTTAAATTCCCGTGCGCCGCATAATAATCCTTTGCCGCCTGAAAATTCAGCTCCCAGGTAAAGTCGGTGTACAGCTCCCAGCGCATGCCAATGCTGTTTAACTTTTTAATTTGATTGGCCGAAAGCCGCCCGTTCTGCTGTCCTTTGTAAATGCTGCGCTGATTACTAATCCAGCTGCCCAAAGAATAACCCTCGGCCGTTTTGTACCTTGCCGGAACTTCTAAATCCCCGTTTTCTTTGTAATATTGCTCGGCGCAGGCATACATGGTGTTCCAGGAGGCGGTTAGCACATTCTCTAACTTTTCAAACAACTCCCGGCAATTTTTAACCTCGTCAATAACCTTAAAATGCTCGTTCACAATTTGGCCTGATTCCCCAAGGGAACGGTAATAGGCCGTTGCAATTTGCATTTCCTCCTCTATGGCGCCAATACTGTATAAATTCTCAATATTCAGTACCACATCAAAAATAACGGCGTTGTTTTTTTGCCCGGTTGCCAGCGCCCGGCCAATTTGCTGCTTGTAAACAATGGGCGAAACCGTTGGCCGCAATAAAATAACCCCGCTAATGTCGTCAACATGAATTCCCTCGTTCAGCATATCAATGCAGTACAAAAGTTTTAAATGCCTGCTGTCATCCTTTTTAAAAGCCGCAAAAGCTTTGCTTGTTTCCGGGTCGTTGGCGTAGGCTGTATACACTTTTGGGCTACGGTCAATTTTAGAAAACCACCCGGCCGAAAGCTTAATCATTTCGCGCATATGCTCAATGTTTGCACAAAAAACAATGTACTTTCCTGCGCGGTCGGTAATATGTTTATTAAAAATATCCTCCAGCCCGTCGGCCTTTTCAAGCGCGCGGCGCAGGGCTTCTAAATAAGGCCCCGCTTTGTCCTGCACGGCACGGTTTTTAACCCCGGCAATTCTTTTTTGATATTTTTCCAGCTCTTTTTGGTACGAAAAAACAGAAAGCACATACTTCGGCGGATTTAAAATTCCCCTTACAATGGCTTCTCCCAAACTGATTTCGGACGCAATGTTCCCGTCAAACAATTCGTCGGCCATGTTTCTTTGACTATCAAGATACCGGATTGCCGTTGCGGATAACCCGAGAATAGGCGTTTTGGAATAAAGCTGCAAAAGCTTATTTACACCGGCCCCCCATTGCTCGGCACCGCAACGGTGAAATTCATCAAGAATAATATAGTCCGGCTGAATGGCTGAAAGCTCTGCAGTAGAAAGATTCATCAGCTTGGCATAGGTGTAAAAGCTGAGGTTATTGGGCGTGTAGCCACCCGTAGCTTTTTTCAAGTTTTCCAACTGAGTTTTAAAAATATAATCGGACGGAGAAAGCCAGAAGATTTTTTTGCTCGGGTGATCTTCACACAGTTTAAACCCAATAAAAGATTTACCCGTGCCGGTAGGGTGAATCACCGCAGCCTTGCCCTTACTTTTTAACATAAAAATGGCTGAGTGATACGCAGCTTGATTGTGCTTAAACAATTCAATATGCATATTCTCAGCCCCTTTTTGTAATGAAGTATCTTAATTTATTACCGCAACAACGCACAAAAATACTCAGTCAATCAATTTTTATGTACTAATATTATAATATAATTATGCGGTTTAGTCAATACAACCGCACATTTTTTTGGAATTTGCAGCGCAGCATTTGGTTTTTAATAAAAAGTTTTACAATAAGTGCGAAAGGTTTTTAAGACCTAACGCACTTATTTTTTTATGGCTTTTGCTTATAACGAGGATAGAGCAACGCAGAGGTGCGACTCGAGCGCGTTATGAGATTTTAGCATAAGGGAATAAGAAAGCGGAGGGCGCGCCCTCCGCTTTCTTGCTCTCACCTACAGAGAAAAGAAAGGAGTATAGCGCGTATGACTTGCCGATACCTCACCTACGAGGACAGAAAGAGCATTGAGGCTCTTTATGCAGCAGGCGTAAGCCTCGCCGACATTGCCTCCGAGCTCGGAGTACACCTTGCAACCATTTATAGAGAAATGACGCGAGGCGGAACGGGTGAGCTCGACGGTAACGGGCGTAGCGGCTATAGTGCCGAGCTTGCACAAAAGACCGTACAAGACAGTATCAAACGCCGAGGGCACCGAAAGCCCGCCACGGCGCAGTAAAACAAAATATCATATAAAACGGAGTGATTTTATTATGAACAGTATTTTTAATCAGCTTAAAAAAGAAATCGAATACGCATTAAACAGCAAGAGCCTTAACCTCGCTTACCAGGCTTACGGAGCCGTAAAAATGGCTCGTCAGCTCGAGGCTATCACAAAGGAGCAGTTTTTCGAGCTTAACGATATGGTTATCGTGAACGGTATTAACAAGCCCTCCGTGGGACTCGAGTAAAGGAGGGCTCAACAATGACCGAAAGACAAAAAGAACTTATAGAGGCTTACATACCCTCTCCGAGAGATACCGCCCTCGGTGATTTTCAATACTACGCGCAAGACTTGAGCGGGCGAATACAAAAGGTAGAAATTACCGACATTTGCCCGCGCGCAAACGGAGAAACGGTATACCGCGTCGTACAAGCCGACACCCGCAAAAGGGTTAAGGGTTGGCGAGAATATGACGGCTTTGCAATGAGCGATTTATACGACAACAAACAAGATTGCAAAGACGAAACCCATTTAGGCTACTCCTATTGGGAGCACCTACGAGAGATACAGCAGAGGGAGGCGGCGTTATGATATGGGAAAAATCAAATCGTTTCGACCAACGCGCCCGAGAGATTGCGGATAGACACTATAACCGACAAAAGCCAGGTACTCCGCAATTTGTACCGCCTGGGCGGTGCTGCGTACTCTATGCGGAAAACGACAGCGGGCGGGCTTTTTGGGTAACGAGTTATCCGTTTGCCGAATATGTGCGCCACGCCTGGGCGGGAGCCTGGGTATGCTCCGCGTTTAGAAACGAGGGAGCGGGCATTGCCTCCGAAATGATACGCGACGCAGTAGCAGCTACACGGGCACATTTCGGAGAGCCTCCCGAGCTGGGTATGATAACCTTTATTGACGCGAAAAAGGTTAAGCCAACAAAAGTACACGGGCGCGACACTTGGGGCTATACATACATTAAAGCGGGCTTTAAGCCCGTAGGAAAAACAAAAGGCGGGTTGCTTGCGTTTCAGCTCTTGCCAGAGGATATGCCGCCCGCCGAAAATGCAAAGGAGGTATCACAATGTGCAAACCCGTAAAGTGCCCGCAATGCGGACACGAATTTACACCCGAGAGGGCTATTAAATCGGGAGCCTGGACTCCCGAGGAGGACGAGCTGCTGCTACACGGGTACCAAAAGGAGCGTAAGACTATCGCGCAGCTTTCCGAGGAGCTTAACCGCTCCCAGGACGCAACCCGCAACCGCTTATTTGTCCTACGCGGCGGAGGCAAGCCTAAAGGCGTTACGGCAAGCGTACAGCTCACGGCAAAAGAATACGACGAAATGAGAGCGGCACGCCAGGAAGTAAAGAGCGCCCGAAAGCTCGTAGAGCAAGCAAAAGACACCGAGCGCGAGCTCGCCGCCTTTTACGCTCTCGGTAAGCAGCTTATTAACGCAAGGCAAAACAAGCGAGTTATCGCCCCGCTGTTTGAGGAGCTCGAGCGACTCGTTAATGCCTACAAGTTTTAGGAGGCAAGCCGTGCAGAAATACAGCCGTAAAGAATTACGCGAGAGGGAGCGCCTCGGCTACTCGCGTATATCGGCGGGGCGGCAATGCTGCTACATAATCAAACAAGCAGCCGCCACAAAACTGCGGGGCTTTCGCTCCCGCTTTAAGCTATGGACTACGAGAGGCAAAAGCTGTAAGCGTTGTTGCTTACGGTGTAAATATTTCGGCTATTGCAACCCCGATTTTAATAACGACAAGGAGTAAAAGTTATGAACGACAATATTTTACGCGCTATTGAGTCACTTTGCGACGATATAGCCACCAACACAAACGCAGAGGACAACCAAAAGAGAGCAAATGCAATTTTAGCTCTTGCTTTCGGCGGGACTTTCACGCCCGAGGAAAACGAGGAGGACTACACCGAGGACGACTCCGTAGCGGGTGCGGAAAAAGATAAAATCAAATTTCCGAAACCTGGCGAGCAATTCGAGTATAACGGCGTTAAGTTTACCGCTCTCGGAGAGGAGCAGGGCGGCATACTTGCTATTGTTTCGGAATTGCTCAAGGACGAAATGCCGCTCGACGAAAGCAATAAAAATGACTGGCGCACCTCCTCACTCCGTAAATACCTTAACGGAGAATACCTCGAACAATTCAACCGCGGCGACCTCCTCCCGTTTGTATCGGACTTGACCTCCGACGACAGTATGAAAAACTACGGCACCGCCGAGGATTACGTTTTCCTCCTCTCGTGCGACCTTTACCGCAAATACAGAAGGTTTGTGCCGCGCTTTAATAATTGGTGGTGGACGCTTACGCCCTGGACTTGCAACCCGTCCTACGCGGACATCGCGCGCATTGTCATCTCCTCGGGCGAGGTGGACCACGGCCATGCGTACTGCAGTCACGGCGTAGCCCCCGCTTGTCTGTTTAATCCTAAAATCTTTGAATAATCCGCCTCGATAGAGGCGAGAAAGAGAGGACATTATGGAGCATATAAAAATTGAAAAAGACGGCTCTATGTCTATTCCCGCACCTGGCAATATGAAAATCACGGTTGAAATGACCGAGGGACTCTTTGAGGAGTTTTTGCAATTCCGAAAGAGTAAAGATAACTACGAAAATAATACCGCCCGAGAAATAGAGAGCTTGCGCCGCCGTATGGAATTTTTAGCAAAAGCGGTTATTGACTCGGTGGAGGGCAAAACTGCCAAAGCGAAAAAAGAGGCTAAAGAGGAGGCTCTCGAGCTTGCTAACGATTGGTTTTGTTGAGAGGTGCCCGTATGACGAATGAGGAATTAAAAGCCGCTCTCGTCAGCGTGTGCCCCGTAGAAAGCGGCGGAATTGTATATAAGTGCGTTTCGGCTATCATTTACCGATACCGCAACGGGAAACTTGACATTCCGCCGAGGTTACAGACTATTGCGGGCACAGTATTTCAATCATAAGCCCCGAGCGGGCAAAAATCGTAGAAAGCGAGGTTAAACAATGAACGCAATTATTATAACGGCGATTATCTGCGCTACCCTGGTTTTGCTCACATTTATAAATAAAAAGAAATAGGAGGCTTTGCTATGACTTCGGCAAACGGAAACAGACAACACAGGACAAGCTCGGCTCCGAGCGACAGCAAAAGAGCCGCTCGCGGAAAATGTAAGCGGCAATTTATTACCTTTATTATATGTGTATTCCTCGTGGGAGGAATTGCAGGAGGGCTCATTGTCGGAGGGGTACAAGCTCTCGGCGGGAATGACGCAAAAGAGCAACCGCCCTACGGCACACGTGACGGCAAAAGCGTAACAGAAAACGGCGAGCTTATGCTCATACAAGACGCGGCGGGTTTTACCCCTCTCGATTGCGAGCTTTCGGAGGAACTGCAAGAGTTTACATATTATATGTGCCGCGCCTATTATATCGACTTTGACTTTACTATGTCGCTTATGTTCTCCGAGTCCTCGTTTAATGCCGCTGCGGTAAGCCAGGACGGGCACGACTTCGGCTTAATGCAAATAAGGGACTGTAATAACGATTGGCTCAAAGAGGAGCTCGGCGTTACCGATATGCTCAACCCTTACGAGAATATCCGAGCGGGTTTGTATATCCTCCGCGGGCTTTTTGAAAAGTACAACGACAGCTCAAAGGTTGTTATGGCGTACAAAATGGGCGAATATGGAGCCTCGGTGCTTTGGGACAAAGGCGTATACGAAACGACCGCCTCGCAGCGGGTGCTCGCCCAGGCGGACAAATTCGCCGCAGAGAGGAACGGCAGCAATGAACAATAAAATAATACTTTCAATTCACCACAAATACAGCGAGCTGATTTTAACCGAAAAAAAGACACTCGAAATACGAAAAAGCGCCCCTCGGCGCGGAGCCTGGGGCGGCGGAGCAAAAGACACCGTATTTTTATATGAAACAAAAGCGGACGGCGGAGCGGGCGCGGTTGTTGGTTTTTTCTCTTGCGGTGCTTATGAGGCAACAAACGCTTTTACCTTGCACGATTTCAACGGCAAAGAGGAATTACGCCGCAGCTTTATAACGCGCTCTTGCTTAACCGAGGACGAGCTCGTAGCATACGCCCAGGACTCCGCTATTTACGGTTGGCGGGTAAATATGGTTGTACGCTTTCCAAAACCTCTCCAGCTCTCGGACTTCGGCTTAACACGTGCTCCGCAGAGTTGGCAATATTTGAAGTAAATAAAAAGGGCTTATCAAGCCGAAAACTTGATAAGCCCCGTAGCGCCTTTGTGCTACCGATTAACTATATATATAAGTATAGCACAACGGCAGCGAAAAGTCAATAGTTAAGCACGGAGCGAGCGGCTCTATTTCGGGCTCGTAATGGATAATAACTTAACGACCAAACAGAGCACACGGCACCCCGAGAAAATAAAACCCGTCCTCCCTCAAAAAATAAATATTCTCTTTGTGTGTGTGGAGAGAGGCGGAGGAGTGAGGGGGTGCTCGCAGCATTGTTGAAAGAGTGTGTAAACTCGTAGAGTTTTCCACGCTTTCAATAATGCGGAGAGTAGGGGGAGAGAGGAGGTGCCTCTCTCTTTAAGGCGGGCTCCGTCCCGCCGCTCTCTTGCTCCTCTCTCCCCCTTTATTGGCTTGGAAATGCAATTACCTTTTGAGGTTAGCGCAATTTTGATAATTCAAAGGTCGTCAGCAGCAAACGCTCGCTCGGCAAATTCCCTTATGGAAAACTAAAGCGTTAAACCTCGGGGCTTGGGGCAGAGCCCCAAAAGGAAACAACGGAGGTAAAACTATGCGCTGTCTATACAGAGAAAAAATACATAAATGCGGCGAGTTTTTGGAAGTCGATATTTTCCCCGTTTTTGAATATCAGCGCGGGCGCAGCAAGAAAAGAAAACCGACAACAGAAACACAACAGCGGATAAACCAACGTAACGCCGAAAGAAAGCTCACGCGCCTACTGAACACGAATTTTACAAAGCGCGATATACGCTTTGATTTAACATATAGCGATGAGAATTACCCCGAAACGCCCGAGAACGCACAACGGCAAATGCAAAATTTCCTCCGTCGCGTTAAGCGTTACCGCGCAAAGCATAATTTGCCCGAGCTTAAATACGTTGCCGTTACCGAGGTAGGAAAAGAAAACGGGCGGCTGCACCACCATATCGTTATGAGCGGCGGCGTTGATATAAACACCCTTGCGGAAATATGGGGCAAAGGCTACACAACGGCAAAGCCGTTACAGTTTGACGAGTTTGGTATAACGGGCATTGCGGTATATCTCGTAAAAAGCCCGATACTCGGCAAGCGTTGGAGCGCAAGCCGCAACCTTGAACAGCCGAAAACGTCCGAACGCGACGGCAGAATACCGCAGTACAAAATACGCGAGTTTGGAAACAGCGGCAACGACAACCGCGCAGAGCTTGAGCGTCTTTATGAGGGCTACGCCCTGGCAGACTGCAAGCCGTATTACAACGAAATCAACGGCGGCTATTATATAACCGTCCGTATGTATAAAAAGCCCGCTCCGAAACGGAGCAGAAAGCGAGGGAAACTATGACGCAAAAACGAGAGGAGAAAAAGAAAATGTCAATGTATATCTTTCCCGCCGTCCTTATAGCGCTTGACGTGGGAGCGGCTATTATGTGCTTTATCGGCAAGGACTACAAAAAGGGCGTATACTGGCTCGCGGCGGCGGTGCTGAATATATGCGTAACTTTTTAACGGAGGTAAAACTATGAATTACTTTAAGGCAGCGGAGCAAGTGCTCTCCTCTGTCCCCACTCTCGAGCGGGCATTGGAGAACTTACAGCATAGGCGCGATAGGCTGATAGAAAGCGGAGCTCCTCGGGAGCCTGGCGCGATTGATTACGGCAAGCCGTTTACGGACTCGCATTACGTAAGCGACACTCTTAACGAGCTTTTGGAGCTTTCCGAGTGCTCGCGCAATATTGCGGAAACGCAGCGCAAGCTCGCAGAAATTAAGGGCATTATCGACCAACTGAAAGACGAGTATAAAAAGCTCGTCGTTTTGTGGTACCTCGAAAAAAAGCCGAAAGAGGCAGTTATGGAGGAGTTATACATACAGTCGTTAAGCACCGTTTACGACCTCCGCAACCGCGCCGTAGCGGAGTTTGCTTTGCTTTACTTCGGCGGCTCTGCCCTGGGCTCAATTTAGACAATCGAAATAAAGCCGTATAGAAACTTGCTTTAAGCCGTGCTAAACTGATACCGTAGAAATAGACGGTAAGGCGGGCGGCTTGTAGCTGCTCGCTTTGTCGTTGTATCGGGAGCAAATATAACTCACTATACGGCGGAGAGGGCGGGACGCTGTTATATGCAAGATTTCGCAAAGGCATTTTATTTAAGCAAAGCCTGGCGCGATACCAGGGAATATATATACAAGCGAGATATGGGCTTATGCGTTCGCTGCGGCAAGGCGGGCGCAATAGTCCACCACAAAATATATTTAACGCCGCAGAATATAAACAATCCCGCTATCACACTATCGGAAGATAACCTCGAGTTGCTATGCCGTGAATGTCACGCCATAGAACACGAGGGACAGCTACCGACAGCAAGCGGGCTTATGTTTGACTCCGAGGGAAACCTCGTAGAAAAGGAGGGTAAGTATGGGAGCTGATATATGCGAGCTCGTAGTATATACGCAGAACGGAGCAGTTACGTTCAAGGTCAAGGCTACGGCTGATAACTTCGAGGACAGAGTAGCCGAGGCGCTCGAGGAGGGCACCGTTATTCTCGAGCTTGTGGACGGCGGGAAAATTATTCTCTGCGCGATTAACGTTGTAGCAATCGAGGTACACGCAGCGGCAGAGAGCAGCAATTCCTCTGTAAAAAATTTCGCTGCTACACCCCCCACTTAAAAAAAGCTATATGCCTTTTAATGAACCGTGTTTAAGCCCCTTTTATGACCGCCCCAGGCGTGTACAACCCCCCTACCCTTACAGACAAAAGAAAGGAGAAACAGCGTGGACGATACATTATATGCGCGACAGAAAAAAGAGCAGAACAGAATTAAGAAATTGTATAAAAATCTGCCGAAAGATAAGCTCGAAATTGCAAAAAAACTAATGGAAAGAGCCGCCTATATGCTCGTTTCTCTCGAGGATATGGAGGAAAAAATCAACGAGGACGGGCTCGTAGTTAAAATGCCGCAGGGCTCCTACACTATCGAGCGAGCGCACCCGTTATTACAGCCGTATAACGCTATGGTTAAGAACTACAACGCCACCTTAAAACAGCTCAACGACCTACTGCCGAACGCAGACGCAGAGGCAGCGGGACAGGCGCTTATGATGTTTGCAACCAAACCGAGCAGGGCGGCAAAATCGGGTTGAATTGGGTAAAAGAATACTACCGCCGCATAGAGTGCGGCGACATAGTAACGAGTAAGCGGGTTAGAGCTGTTTACTCGCGGCTCGTTGCCGAAATGGACGCAGCTAACGACGACTCGCCGTATTATTTCGACGAGGAAACGGGCGAGCGTCCTATTTTGTTTATCGAAACATTTTGTAAGCAGTCCCAGGGCACCATAGGCGCGCCGCTTGAGCTTGAGCTATTCCAAAAAGCATATATACAACTGCTTTTCGGTTGGCTCGAAAAAGAAACGGGCTACCGACGTTTCCGTGAAACAATGTTTTTATGCGGACGAAAAAACGGCAAGTCTACGTTGCTTTCGGGCATTGCCCTTTATATGCTCATTGCAGATTATGAGGGCGCGGCGGAGATATACTCCGTTGCGACAAAAAAAGACCAGGCAAAAAAGGTATTGACCGAGGCTGTCAATATGGTTAAGCAATCGCCCGAGCTGCGGGCGGTTGTCAAAAAGCGCAGAAATGATATTTATTTTCCCGCGACCTCCTCTATCTTTGAGGCGCTCGCGTCGGACTCCAACACTTTGGACGGCTTAAACTCTCACGCCGTTATAATCGACGAGCTGCACGCAATCCGCGACCGCAATTTGTACGAGGTTATGAAACAGTCTACCTCGTCGCGCCGTCAGCCCCTCGTTGTTATGATAACGACCGCGGGCACCGTGCGCGAGTGCATTTTCGACAATATGTACGAGCTTGCCGCAGACCTTGCGGACGGTAAGAAAAAAGACGATACCTTTTTGCCGATACTCTACGAGCTCGACAGCCGCGACGAGTGGACTAATCCGCAAATGTGGATTAAAGCTAATCCAGGGCTCGGGAAAATCAAGCAGTATAAAACGCTCGCTAACTTTGTTGAGAGGGCGAAAAACTCGCCCGCAGACTTACCAGGCGTTCTATGCAAGGATTTTAACATACGCGAAAATGAAAGCGCCGTATGGCTTTCCTTTGAGCAGATTAAAAACGCGGCGACGTTTGCTATTGACGACGTTTACAATACCTACGCTATCGGCGGTTGCGACCTCTCGGCTACAACCGACCTTACAGCGGCAACGCTGCTTATACGCAAGCCGAACGACAAAACGGTTTACGTTTTGCAGCAGTATTTTTTACCGCAAGCCCGCGTTGAGCACCTCGAGGAGAAAAACACAAACGAGGCACCCTATCGGATATGGGCAGAGCGGGGCTTGCTTACGATATGCGAGGGCAGCCGCGTAAACTTCTCCGACGTAACGGCGTGGTTTGTGCAAATGCGCGACGAGCATAAAATAGACGCTTTCAAGGTCGGCTATGACCGCGCGCTCGCGGGCTACTGGGTGGAGGAAATGAAAAGCAACGGCTTTACTATGGAGCCCGTTGCTCAAGGCGCTTTCACTTGGAGTCAACCTATGCGCGAAATGGGAGCGGCTCTTACCGACAAAATAGTTAATTACAACAACAACCCTATTTTGCTTTGGTGCCTATCAAATACCGCCGTTAAGAAAAGCGGCTTAAACAATATCCAACCCGTTAAGATAACCGATAAACGCCGCATAGACGGCGCGGTATCGCTGCTTAACGCGTGGGTTATCTACGTCAAATACTTTGACGACTATATGTATAACGTGGGGTGACACAATGAAAGAAAGACGAGGGCTTTTTGAGGCTATATTCGGGAAAAAGCCGCAGAAAACAGACGGCTACACCGAGTACAAGCTCTTAAATTCCTATCAATCAAATTTTGTACCATTCTCGGGCAATGCCTGGGAGGTTAATATGGTGCGAGCTGCCGTCCATTCTTTCGCACGCCGCGCGGCGACGGTACAGCCGCGGCACATTAGACGCGGCGACGGAAAGGTGCTTGACGTAGAGAGCAGTACATACAACAACATTTTACAGTTTAAGCCAAACCCGACGACAACGGCTTATAAATTCTATTACCGCCTGGCGGCGCAGTACAAGCTATATAACAACGCGTTTGCATATCCCGTATGGAATGAGGCGACGGGCAGACTCGAGGCAATTTATAATATCAACGCCCAGGAGATTACCTTACTCGACCACGAGGGCGAGCTGTTTTGTAAATTCCGCTTTAATAACGGGAAATCGTACATTTTCCCGTATGCGGACTTGGTGCATATCGGCTCAATGTTTGCAGATAACGACGTTTTCGGCTCCGATAACGGAGCGCTTATGCCCGTTTTGAAAACGGCAAACACTTTTAACCAAAGTATGAGCAAGTTTGCCGAACTCGTAGCGGTTGTGCGCGGTATTTTGAAAGTGCAAGCCTCCACAAAAAACGAGGACTTAAACCGCCGCCGCGACGATTTTATACGGGACAACCTCAAAATGGAAAGCAACGGAGCGGGCGTTATCGTTACGGATAACAAGTACGATTACACCCCGATTACCGACAAGCAAACGCCGTTACCAACGGGGCAGTTACAATATATCAAAGACGAGATATACGACTACCTCGGCACAAATGACGCTATCGTGCAAAATAAAGCCACACCCGAGCAAGAGGAGGACTTTTACGACGGCGAAATCAAGCCCTTTTACGTGCAGCTCGCCCAGGCGCTCACAAACTGTATTTTTTCCAAAAAAGAGCGCGGCTACGGCAACGAAATAACCGTAGAGGGTAACAAACTGCAATTTGCAAGGACGAGCGACAAGCTCGCCGTTGTAAAATATTTGTCCGATATTGGCGGCTTAATGCTCGACCAGGCATTAACAACGCTCGGCTATCCGCCTATCGGCGGCGAGGAGGGCAAGCGCCGCGTACAGACGCTTAACGTCGTAAACGCAAACAAAGCCGACGAGTACCAGTTAGGCACCGACACAAAGAAAGAGGAGCCGCCCGAGGACGGCAACGACGACGGAGAGGGCACCGCACCTACTGCGGCACCCGACGACAAGAAAGACGAGGAGGAAACATAATGCCATATAAACCGAACGAGCGGGAATACAGAGCGGCGGAGCCGTTTACACTTCCCGACGAAAACAACGCCGACGAGCTCGTGCTCCGAGGTACGCCTATTGTCTTTGATACCCCTACCGTGCTTTTTGAGGAGGACGGTATCGAGTATAAAGAAGTTATCGCCCGCGGCGCGCTTGACAGCTGCGATATGAGCGATTTTATCTTTAACCGAAATCACGGGCAGAACGACTCTACCGTATACGCCCGCACCCGTAATAATTCCCTCACTTACAACATCACGGAGCGAGGGCTCGATATTGCGGCTTTCCTCGACAAAGAGGACGAGCGGCACCGCAATTTACACCGAGATATTCAAAAACGCCGCGTTGACAAAATGAGTTTTTCGTTCGTTGTGCGTGAGTGCAGCTATGACCGCGAAACACACACTCGGACGATAACTAAAATTAAAAAGCTGTACGACGTTTCGGCGGTGGATTTTGCCGCATACAACGAAACGAGCATTACTACGGCAAGGGACTTTTTCTCCGCGGAGCACGAGAAAGAGTTTAAGGAGCAGGAGCAGCGCCGCCGCCGTCAAATGCTGACAGCAAAAACCTACTGTTAAAAATCAAAAAGGAGTAAATCACTATGAAAGAACTTATTAAAAGAATGGCAGAAATCCGCAGCCGCAAGGTAGAACTGCGCGGCGTACTGGAAACCGACGCAAAAGCAGACCTCGACGCTATCGAAAAGGAGCTCCGCGAGCTTGACGAGGAATATACCAACCTCGAAAAGAGAAAAGCGGTTATCGAGGGTATCGGCGCGGGCACCGTTCCTGTAAATGAAGTGCCTAACCCTATCAACAATCGCTCTGCGGACAATTTCGACCAGGACAAGGAGTATCGCTCCGCCTGGCTCAAGCACGTTAGAGGGCTTGACCTTACCGAAAACGAACAGCGAGCACTCACTACTGGTACCTCCTCCGCGGGAGCGGTTATTCCGACCGTGACGCAGAATAAAATCATTGAAAAGGTCAACCAGTATTGCCCGCTGCTCGACAAAATCGACCTTTTGCGCGTCCCTGGCGGCGTAAAGGTGCCCGCAGAGGGAACTACCGCAGACGCGGCGGTGCATACCGAGGGCGCAACCATTACCGCAGACGGCGACACTCTCTCGAGCGTTACGCTTTCTGCCTACGAGGTTACAAAGCTCGTTACTATTTCAAAGTCCGTTGAAAAAATGGCGATTGACGCTTTCGAGTCCTGGCTCGTTAATAAGATTGCCCGTAAGATTGCCGAGAAAATCGGTAAGCTGATTATTTTCGGCACGGGTACCAACGAGGCGCAGGGTATCAACGCCATTACCTGGGGCGCTACAAACTCCGTAACGGTTGGAAAAACCGCCTCTCTTTCCGCCGCAAACGTGCAGGGCGCCGTTGCGCTGCTTAACGGCGGTTATGATAACGGTGCGGAGTGGCTTATGTCGAAATCGACTTTCTTTACCGACTTCCACCCGCTTATGAACAACTCAAAGGACAATATCGTTACCGAGGACAACGGCGTTTACCGCGTTATGGGCTACCCAGTAAACTTCGACGACCGTATGACCGCGCACGAGGCTATCCTCGGAAACCTTTACAGAGGCTACCTCGGCAATATGCCCGAGGACGTTACGATTACCTCGCAGTTTGTAACCCGCGAAAACGCCTACGACTTCCTCGGCTGCGCTATGTTCGACGGCAAAGTACAGGCGACCGAGGCTTTCGTTAAAATCGTAAAGGCTACGGCTTAACGGAGGGCTGAACAATGGCGGATATTTCAATGCAGTATGTAGCGGGTATTCGCCAGTATCTACGCATTAACCATACACGTTTTGACGCAGAAATTACCGACCTAATAGGAGCGGCAAGAGCCGACCTCCTATTAGGCGGTATCTCCGAAAAGAGAGTAAACGACGAAAGCGACGCTCTTATAAAGCGGGCTATCGTCGTTTATGTCAAAGCGGAGTTTGGACTCGATAACGCAGACGGCGACAAGTACCGCGAGAGCTACGGTATGCTCAAGCGGCATTTAATGCTTTCGAGTGAATATACCGAGGAGGCGTAGTTATGTTATGGCGAGAAATCGGGTATTTGTGCTCGGAAAAAGAAACGCTCGACTCTCTCGGAAAACCTTTTAAGACTTTCGAGAAAAAAGAGGTTTTCTGCAATGAAAAGGGCGTTAAGCGAAACGAATTTTACCAGGCACAAGCCCAAGGCTACCGCCCAGAGCTTTGCGTAGAAATTAAGGCTTGCGACTATGCGCGAGAGGGACACTTTGAGTATGACGGGACAATGTACCGTGTTATCCGCACATATCCCGTAAAAAACGAGTGCCTCGAGCTTATATGTCAAGCCCTGGTTGCGGACGATTGACGCAGAGAGGAGGCGTTGCCTATGGCAGCAAATACAACGGCGCTTATTAAAGCTCTGCGGGAGCGGGTTAATAAAATCCTCACGACCTATTACGAGGAGGCACCGTCGAAAGACGCAGTATTTCCGTATGCGGTTATCAACGGAATTAATATTATTGACCTCGCCGCGGGCGACCTTGCCTCTTTCTATCTCGATATATGGGTAGACGAGAAACAGCCGACCGCGACCGAGCAGCTCGAGAGCTTATGCGACACACTCCGTAATGAGCTTACGGGTGCCGTAATTGCCGAAAGCGGCGTTTTCGCCGCGCATATCGGCTTTGACAATCAAAACGCTATTGCCGACAGCGAATACGATATAGCGCATAGGCGTTTATCTATGTCGGCTCGAACTTTTTACAATTAGGAGGCAATAAAGATATGATTACCAATCTTACTACAAAGCAGATTGAGTCAATCCAAATCGACGAGGGCGTTATTTTCCTCAATTACGGGGAAACCGACGAGCGGCTGCTCGCTCCCACCAGGGGAGGCGGAGAGTTTGCCGCGACCGTTACCGTCCGCGATATTGAATTTGACGGACGACACGGAAAGACAACGGGCACCCAGGTTATCGAGGAGCAGGGCGCGTCCCTCAAGGTAACTACCCTTTGTATGAGCCAGGAAAACCTCGCGCTTGCAATTCCAACTTGCACGATTGCGGCGGACGACGGAAAGACCATTAAAAACCCGCCTACGGGCGTTATCGGAGCGGATAAGTACCTTAAAAACGTTACTATGTTCGCTAAAACAATCGGCGGCAAGTATAAGAAAATCGCAATTTATAACGCTATGCACGAAACGGGCTTTAATGTTAAGGCGGTGCAGAAAGCGGAGGGCGAGCTCGCGCTCGAGTTTTTGGCGCATTACAAGCATAGCGACCTCGACGGCGACTTGTGGGCGGTTACGGAGATTGCACAAGCTCCCGATATGAGCGAAAAAACGGCGCAGACTCAAGCCGCAAGCAAGTAATAATCGAATTTAAGGAGGAGCCAAACAATGCTTACAATCGGAACTATGCCTATTATGCTTAAAATCGTAGGAAAGCTCGATATTAAGCCTATTATCCCTATGCTGAAAAACCTTGATATTTTCGAGGAGCCGAAAGACGCAGAGGACGCAAAAGACGCTCTCAAGAAACTTTCAAAAGAAAAGGTCGGCGTACTTGCTTGCGAGGTGCTCGCGGAAATTACACCGCAGCTAGGCAAGATTGCCGACGACCTCCCGCCGCTTGTAGCTGCCTATAAGGGTATCAGCGTCGCAGAGGCGCAGAAACTCGACGCAGCGGAGGTCATTAACGAGCTCGTCAATGACGAGGGCGTGAGAAGTTTTTTCAAGCGTGCCTTGCGGAAAAAAGCAGGGCAAGAAACCTAACACTCTTACACAAATATTATGACTGGCAGCTTATCGAGAGTCTACCGCTTGCGGCTCTCGGTGGGCTGCTTTCTTTTGCAACCGAGGAGGAAAAACGGCTCGAAAAAGCCGAACAGGAAAAAAGGCTTTTCCCCCTATGGCTTGCAAATTATGCCCTTGCAAAGCTGCAAGGCTCGGAGGCTATGGACTACGAAACGTTTATAAATCAAACGTTTTCGGAAGTGCCGCCGCCCGCACCGAAAAATCCGTTGACAAAGCCCGCGGCGAGACCCGCGAGCAGACATTTCCAGAGGGAGACGTTTTCCTGTTTCATAAAAAATACCTCCGCAGTCCAGTTTGGGCTACGGAGGCGGTTTTTATGCGGGTTTTGATTATTTGCGGGTGAAGCGCATGCCGAAGGACTGCTCGGTGTAGCTGGCGTTTTCGGTCACGCCGGTGTACCAGGTGGTGTAGTCGTTGTTCTTGAGCGCGTTTTCGACGAGCTGATGACGGTAGTTGTCGCCGTCGCCGACAAAGTACATGACGTGGAAGCCATACTCAGACTGAATCACAGCGGTGTCGCCGGGCTGGCGGCTCTCGTCGTAGCACCAATCCTCGAAGGTCTGAACCATCTGATTCGGATGGATATTGTAGCTGGTGGCCTCGGAAGCCGTGCCGTCGTTCAGAAGCTCCTCAGACAGAGCGGCGAAAGCATCCTCGGTCTGCTCGCCTGCGCGATAGCGCGCGAGAACATCCTCGGCGGTGGCCTGCGCCTGTGCGATCTCCTCGGAGGTCGCGCCGTCCTCGGTCTTGATCAGGATGTGACGGACGTTCTTCGTGAGGACGTCGTGATCCTGACGGCTGACGAAATAGGCGACCTGATAGCCGGTGGAGGCTTCGACGGTCGTCACATCACCCTCCGCGCGATCCGCGTCAAACAGCCAGTCGGCCAGAGAACTCGGAGCGGAGGACTTTGCAACGTCGGTGTGCAGCGTGGCGTTGGCCTCGGCATAGGTCTCGGCCTCATCCTCGGCTGCGTATTCCAGGCTAAGGTTGATGAAGGACTGCTCGTCGGTGATCTTGGAGGCCATCTCCTCGGCGGCGGCCTTGGCGTCAGCCATAGCCTTGTCGGACTGGGCCTGCTTCTCTTCGTCGGTCAGCTCGGTCTCGCTGTCGGTCGTTTCGGTGTAGCGGGAGCTGTTGAAGGTGAAGTAGCGGAAAGTGACACCGTCGTAATCGTTGGGATTTGCGGCATACTCTGCATTGATCTGGTCATCGGTATAGGTCAGGCCGTCGGCAATGGAGCTGGCATAGGCCTGCGCGATGGTGTTGATGCGCATGTACTCGGTGTAGCTCTTCTCATTGCAGCCGGAGCCGTACTGACCGGCGAGGAAGGAATCAATGCTGCTGTAGCCGTAGACGGTGGCAATGCTGCGCATCTGGTCAAGCTGACTCTGAATGGAGGCTTCCTGATCCTCGGTCAGGGCAAAGCCGTTTGCGATGGCCTCGTCATAGATGGCGTAGGCGGAAGCGGCGTTGGTCAGACCGGAGGTGATGAAGTAGTCGGCCCAGCTCTCGCCG